GACGGTACTGCAGTTAGGGCCAACAACACACTGGCAAATGGCCTCATGGGTCATCTGGTAACCGAGGGCAATCCCTGGTTCAAACTTGGCCTCCCTTGGCAGGACGCCATGGACGTACCGGGAGTCGGCGGGTGGCTCGACATCTGCGAGCGGGTTCTGTACGACGACTATCACAGAAGCAATTTCTACGAACAGTGCCAGGAGATTTTCTGCGACGTTGGCGGGATAGGCAATGCGTGCCTGTACGTCGATGAGGACCTTGACGGGGATCTCTGGTATCAGTCCATCCATCCCTACGAGTACTACTTCGATGTGAACGAGAAGAACCGCATCGACACCGTCTACCGAAGATTCTTTTTCACCGTAAGGCAGCTCTACCAGAAGTTCGGCAAAGAGGGGCTCGACGTGAAGGTGTTGCGACTTGTCCAGGAAGGGCAGCTCAACTCTCGCATCGAGGTTATTCACGCTTGTGAACCAAGGATGCTGAGAGAAGCCGACAACCCGAGCGCGACGAACAAGAAGTGGAAGAGTGAGTATTGGGACCGCGAACACAAGCACCGGATGAGCGAGTCGGGATACGACAGGTTCCCGTACATGCCTCTCAGGTGGGCGACCAACAGTGGTGAGGTATACGGTCGAGGACCTGGAAGCGATGCGCTGGTAGCCATCAAGCGTGCGAACCTGATCAACAAAGACCTACTCACCGCAGCGCAGAAGCATAACTTCCCGCCGGCAATCCTACCGGAGACGATGCGTAACCGATTCAACGACGATCCAAAGGGACGCATCTTGACCCGACCAGGCGAAGAGAAGCCAGCGTACCTGCAGCAGAACCCGGGCACCTTCCCGGTAGGCATCGACCGAGAGCAGGACGTCCGGGAGATCATCAAAGAAGCGTTCATGGTTGACATGTTCCTGATGCTCAACCAGATGCGAGACACGAACAAGACGGCGACCGAGATCCTCGAGATGCAGGGTGAGAAGGCAGCTATTCTCGGGACCGCGGTCGGCAGAATAGCGAGTGAGTTTCTCGACCCGGTCATCAACGATGGATTCGACAGAGCACGGGTGAACGGTCGCATACCACCCCCGCCCCTTGCATTGCTTCAGTGGATGCAGGTGAACCAGGTAGGGCGAGGACATCTGAAGGTCGAGTACATCGGCCCACTGGCCCAGGCGCTCAAACGCTTCCACGCCACTCACGGGACCATCCAGGGTCTCAACGCGGTGTTGCCATACGCTCAGATATGGCCGGGGATCCCGGACAACTTCGACGGCGACCAGCTCTCGCGGGACGTATACGAGTCCTACGGTGGAGCTGCGCGATTTGTCAAAGACCCGAAGCAGGTAGCCGCGGAACGGCAAGCACGGATGGAGGCTCAGCAGAAGGCGGCCCAAATGGAAGAGGCTGCGATGTCGGCCGACGCATACCAGAAGACCACGAAGGCGCCCGAAGCAGGGAGCCCACTTGAGAAAGCCATGGAGAAGGCGTAATGACGCACGGCGACACGTATGCCACGCAGGGAGAGGCTCAAGATATAGCCGGTCTGCGAATCGCATACCAGGAAGTGTTCGACAGCATTCCCGGCAAGCGAGTGTTGGCAGACATCCTGACGCTGTTCGGGTACTGGGAGCATAACGCCGATGATCCGGAGCTCAGGAGAGCCGCAATCATCCTGATGGAGCGTGGCGGCTGGCTACACGAGGAGAACATTGAAGCCATCGTTGATGGTTACATGAAAATAAGGCAGGTGAACGAAGTGAAGATCCTGCCCCAAGAGGAGAAATGACAGTGATTGATACGATGGTAACGGACCCGGAAGTGAAGGATCCAGCAGTGGACCCGGACTCGAAGGATCAGACGGACCACACAAGCGACTCAGACGACACGTCGTTGACGAAGAAATCTGATTCGAGCGAACCACCCTCGTGGCACAAGACCCTTCCCAAGGCCCTTATTGGAAACGAGAAGCTGAAGGACTACGCATCACTCGGTGACGCAGCCCAGGCGTTGATCGACATGAGGACCAGAGAGCCGAAGGTTATTGAGCTGTTAGGTGAGAACGCAACGCCTGAACAGATTTCAGAATATCACAAGAAACTCGGTCGACCCGACGGACCCGAAGGCTACGCACTGAAGAAACCTTCAGACTGGCCAGAGGAAGCGCCATGGGACGACGGTGTTCTGCAGACTTTTGCGCAGAATGCCTTTGCTTCCGGTCTCACCGTAAAGCAGACCCAGGAACTTTTCGCGCAAGACGTCGCTAACGCCAAACGCATCTATGAAGGTGCTGCTGGGAAAGTGGCGGCACAGCGCAAGGTGAACCAGGCGACGCTACTCGAGATGGCCGGCGGTGACGAAGAGAAAGTGAAAGAAATACTCCAAGAGTCAGAGCAGGCGTTCAGAACCGTAGGCTCGCCAGAGCTATTGCAATTGTTCAAAGCCCTAAAGATCGACGATCACCCCCTGGTGATTGAGAGCTATCAAAGAGCTTATGCCGGTGTGAAGGATGACAAGTTCTTCCAGTCGCGTGAGTTGGGGCTGAACCAGCAGTTGCAAGATGAGCCATGGCGGAAAGCCTACGAAGAAAAGACCAACAAGTAAGGTGTGACACATGTCAACTAAAAATGCTTACACGAGCCACACACTTGCCGACATCGTGAACCGGAAGAGCCCACAGGGAACGCTCATGCCTGTGGTGGGTGTGCTGAACGAGATCAACGAAGTTATCTCTGACATGTATATGGTCGAGGCGAACGACAAGACCAACCATCTACACACACAGCAAACCAACCTTGGCTCCCCAACCATTCGGCGTATCGGACTCGGCGTTGCAGCCTCGAAGGGCAACGAGAAGCCAGTACGGGACGCAATCATGCTGACCGAAGGTTGGAGTGAGATCGACGAACGTCTGGTTCGTCTCTCCGGTGATCCGGCGGAGTTCCGTCACGGAAAAGACATGGCCTTCGTTGAAGGTTTCATGCAGGGCATGACGGAATACGTAATCGATGGAAGCGGACGCGACGAGGAGCTGTATGGTTTCTCCGGGCGCCGCGGCAGCATCGGAACGTATGCTCTCACGGCAAGTGGAACCGGCTCGGACATGACCTCGGCGTATATCGTCGACTGGTCGGAAACTGGCTGTTTCGGTTTGTACCCCGCTGGGTCCCCCGGTGGTTTCGACATGGATGTGAAACCTCTCACTACCGACAAGGACTCCAGCAATCTGATCATGGACGTGTACCGCACGAAGTTTCAGTGGGATCTTGGCCTCGGACTCGCCGACGATCGCGGGCTTTACCGCATCGCGAATATCGACACGAGCTCGATCGCCTCTCTCGCGGAATCTTCGCTTCCTGTGCTTGACGACCTTCTTCTGTACTGCATTGCGAAAGGCAAGTCAAAGAAGGCAGTCGGGCCGCTCGGAGGCCGGTATATCTATCTCAATTCGGATGGATTCATAATCTTGGATCGACTCGCGAAGGACAAGTCCAACGTGTTTTACACTCCCGGACAGCCGTTTGGCTACGAGGGCGTGACGAACTACAGAGGGCTGATGGTTCACCAGGTCGACTCGATTACATCCGCCGAAACGATCGTATCGTAGGAGGACGACATGGAAGGTTTTGTTGACGCCAATCTGGTCCTCTGCGACGCGCAAGCCATTACGGTAACCGTCTCGAGCACGAACGTCGTGAAACTCCCCAACACCACCGTTGGTGACGGGGCACCTCTGTACGTGCATCTCAGGGTTCAAGCGGCATTCACCTCGACATCGGCAACCATCGCGGTTGCCCTGGAGGATGGAGCAACGACAAGTACGGCTGTCACCGAAATTGGCCTCGCGGCCACAGCGGTGTCCAGTCTGCAGACCGTTGGGACTGAGTGGGTTTGGGCGCTTCCGCCTGACACACTGCAGTACGTCCGCTTGGTGTTCACCGTGGCTACGCCGTCGGCAGCTGGTGGCAAGTTCGACGCACAGATCTCAGATCATCCGTAAACAACTGGGAGGCCGGGTCATCGCGGCCCGGTCTCATCGTTTGAATTGAAAAGGGAGCAGGTATGGCAAAGTATCAGTACCGGTGCAACACGGAGTGCGTGAGAACGGACTTCGAGGACATCCTCGGGTATCCGGGCGGCAAGCGCGTCCCCGAGGGGACCATTGTGGACAGCCACAGAAAGATCGACTCACCGAAGTTCGACCTCCTTCGCTACGAACCGGATCCACCCGAGGAAGAGTCCAGGTCGGCGGAGGGAAAAGCAGACAGGGTCGTCGCCAAGACAGACAAGGAGTAGCGTATGGCCACGGCGCTTGGAATCGCCAACCGGGCGCTACGACTTCTGGGCGAACCCGGGATAACCGCATTCACAGATGCCGGAACTCCAGCCGGCCTGGTGAGTGATCTGTTCGTAGACGCATGGAACGAGGTGCTTGCCGAAGAGGACTGGCGGTTTCTCGTCAAGTATGCCGTGCTCGCAGATCATGCGGCAGCGTGGACCTCGGATGTGGCGTATGTGGCCGGCCGCGGCAGTACCCACAACAAGGTCATCTACAACTGTATCCTGGCAGCATCGAACATTGAACCAGCAGTTCATGCCAGTTCATCGTCCTACTGGGAGACGCAGACTCAAAGAGTCTACGCACAGTACACCGGGCGTTCATACCGCTACGATCTACCAACCGACTTACAGCACCCCATCGGGATCATGCCAGAATACAACTACGTGCTCGTCGCAGATTGGCTCTACAGCGATACGTCACCAGACACGACCAACTCATATCCGAGACTGGTGTATCTCGCCGACGTGTTGACCTCGAGTGCCGCTGGGCCTGCGATCGTATCAGCGTCGCAGGACAGAATTCCCAGTTCGTTCGAGCGAGCGGTTGCAGCGAGGCTGGCGATGGACGCCGCTCTCACCATCACCGACAACCAGCAGCAATACGAACGAGCCCGGGGCGAGTATTTCATGGCACTACAGAGAGCGCAGGCTCACAATGCGATGGAGAACCCAGGCCCGAGAGTACCCGATCCGCTATGGTCCGATCCTCTCAGCGACTCATCGTGGAACGTCAAAAGCAAGGAACCATACCCATAATGGCAGAACGACGGGTCCTGATAGCTGACTTCACCATGGGCCAGATCAGCGACAGATTCGCCGGCCGGCTCGACTCTGAACTCAGACAACATGCAGCCGAGACCATTGTCGGATTTGTGCAGCATCCAGACGGAGGCTTGCGTAGACGCCAAGGCACAGTCTTTGTCCGGCACGGTCTCGGTATTACCCCGGCAACCGACCGGCTGTACGACGCGAACGGGATACCCGGATTCGCCGTCTATCAGGACAGCGATGTACCCTGGTTGGCCTTTTTCTCATCTACAACTCATGTGGTAGCCGACAACCTCACGAACACCAGCTCCATGGCCATTGCCACCACGAGTCTGGAATACGGACACGAGCTGTGGACTGAGGGCATGTTCGCCGACCCCGAGACGAGCATCGAGTACGTGCAGATTCGTACCCCGGACGACGATGTCCTCGTGAACCTCACATCCGACTCACTGAGCAGGCCGGCAGACTACGACTTTGGCGTCATCTTCCAGAACCGGCACATCACCCTTGAGCAAGACACCGGTGATCTGCAGATGAGTGTGCCACTGAGCTACGTGGACTTCACGACCACGGCTACTGACCCGTCACTCGAAGCAACCCCCGACTTCTCTGGTGTCGAGACCGTGAAGTGGTTGAAGGCTCGCCAGGCTCTCTATTGCGGGACCGAGAAGGCAGAGTACGAGATATACAGCAACTACGGCTACTTCAACGAGGAACTTGGCGGGTTGATGATCCGCAAGATCAGCGAGGTTGGAGGATCTGTTGCCGCGTATCTGGGGCCCTACCTCACGATGATCCGCGGGAACCGCATCGTTCTGATGCAGTACGGTGGAGAAGGTTTCAACTACGCAATGCGTTCTATCACAGAGCAGATCGACAATGCCGAGTGGTTGAACATTGAAGCGGTGGAATACGGGACTCACCGGTATCTCATCGCACTGGACCGTGACGGAGACCTCTACTGCTACATGGACTCTCCTGGAACGCAGGTTTCAGGCTGGACGGTACTGAGGCAGAGCGTGGGGTGGTTCGCCATCTACGACAAGGACCTCTACGTTGCTTACGAGAAGTCGAGCGCCTACCGAGTTGACGTGCTTCCCCTGGACAGCCTGAGCTTCCCGGGAACACGAACGGCGCGGCAGGATCAGTTACTCGACTTCAACGATGTGCACGGAGAAGGTGGCGGATACGTCATCATCGATAGCGGTGGTGTAGTGAGCACCGATGTCTTCCCGGCATCGAGCACGATGAAGGTGTGGGTGATCAGTTCATCCGGATCCACGTCGACGAGTACGATGCTCACGGACGCCAGTGGGGCGCTGACCACCAGTACGCTCAAGACCGTGGTTGCCTGGACCTCGACTCCGGTGTACGCCTACGCCTACGTGGACGGCGACACGCCGGCTGGAAAGGTCATCACATTGCCACTGTCACTGATACTCGGTCAGAAGGCCCGGATCTCTCGTGTGATCCTCCAGGTTGAGGACACCAAGGCAGCGAAGGTTCGAGTCAATAGCGGGACATGGGAGACGTTCACGTCGAGTTCACTCTACAGCGGGCCGTTGGAGTTCAGGGTATCGCACGCTCACGGTGTTGAGCCGCGGATAGAGGTGCAACCACTCTCTGACCTACCGTTAAACATCTACCAGATCATGGCCGACGTGTCGGCGGGGGAGGTGTAGATGGATCCAATCACATTTATGGTATTTGCCGCGATATGGTTGGGCACCCAGGCATTTCTCACCAATGCACTGGAGGCGCAGGAAGAGGCGAGAATCCTCAAGGAAAACGCCACAGCCAAGGCCGAGCATGCCAAGGACACAGCCGCAGCTCAACTTGACGCAGACGTAGGGCAGTTGGGCCAAGACTTCGATACCTACGACGACTGGTACAGCGCACAGCAGGCCGAGTTTACAGCGGAAGTTGCCGGTGGATATGGCGGGAGTTGGGAAGAGTACCTCGTCAGCCAGCAGACCACGGAACTCGGCACACTCGGGCGTCGCAGAGCACAGCTTGAGAGCGACGTGGGTTATGCCGAGGACAAACTTGGGCAGGCTCGCGTCGACACTGAACTGCATCACGAGTTCGGACTCCGCCAACACCAAGCAGGAACCGACGAGAGCAACCGGATGCTGAGGAATGAGGCGTCGGCCGCCGCGGCATCGGGATTCCGGAGTGGGACACCGCAGACCACGGTAGCAGAGAATACCCGGGTACGGAGCGAGGCGCTGCAACTCTACCTCGACAGGATCACAGCGAGTCGAGACAGCAACCTTGCCAGCATCGCCACTTCAGAGGCGCAACTACAGAGCAATGAAGGGTTTGCCCTGGCTGGACTGGACGCGGCCCTCACCGGGGCTCGGTCTGGGTTTGACCTGAACATTGCAGGGATCGACCTGGACCTGGGTCAGTTCACGGCTGGGGTGAACAGGGAAGTGGCTCGGCAGCAGAGTCTTGGAAGTTATGTCAGTCACTTATTCGGCGCAGGGGGTGCAGTGTTTTCGGTGTTCGGTACTGGACTCGACGTTGGCGCATGGGGCTTCGACAAAGCTGGCCAGTTCTGGACGATGTGGGACCAACCCTCAGTGTCCGGCATCGGTGGCGGGCCGAAATTCGGTGGAGGTACACCATCACTACGCAAACCATAAGGTTGTCAAATGAGTGATTTGATACAGGGAGCGGCACAGCTAATCAACCAGGGACTCGGTATCTGGGGCGCTTCTCAGAACGCACGCCGGCAAGCTGACTACCAGCAGGCCCTATCGATGACTCGTGACCAGATGGGGCGCCTCTTCAGTACGATCCAGAGGAGTCCGACTGACAGTGCGCAAGACATCTATCTCAACGGTGCCGCAGCAGAAACCGGCATCGGAGTCGTGCCAGGCATCACCGACATCAAGTCCGAGGTAACCGAAGCATGGCTCACCGACCCGTATGTGCGACAGCAGTACGACCAGGCGTGGATCAGCCTTGAGCAGAACCTGAGAGAGAGTGTGCGCACCAACACCGAACATCGTGAGATGCTCATTCTCGACATACAGGGCGAGAAGCAGGCGATGGATACCTGGAACATCGGCGACTACCAGGCGGCATATGCCTCATTCGAAGCCATCAAGCAGGGCAACATCGACTCCGGCATCTGGACACCGCAACGAGGAGATCAGGTAGAGGGTCAGTGGAGGACCGCAGGTGTAGCGAGACTCAATACCGACCTTGAAGCCGCAGTGCAGGCCCGTGCCCGGGATTCAGTAGAAGGTTACATTCAGTCGGCTCTCCAGATTGGTCTCATCGTGGACCCGGATGCAGCAGTCAAGATTCGTGGCGACCTGTTCCACCGCATCTATGTGGGCGAGACCACGGACTTTGTGATGGCAATGGACCCGGCCGAGGGTATCCCGTGGATCATGGACAGCTCAAACGCCCCGGAGCTCACGTTCGATGAGCGCGAGGAGCTGTGGGACGACCTGGAAAACAAGCGCGACAGAGTGCGTGACGAAGACCGGTGGCAACGAGACGAGGTCGACCGAGCGATGATGGAGGAGTTGAACGCAGGCGTGCAGGCCGACGCGCTTCAAGGCAACATATCATGGGGTCAGGCGCTTGCAACCCTGTATGAACCCGGAGTGAAGGCCGCGCTCAAACAGGACAGTTGGGACTACCTCTTCAATTACTGGACTCGCCTCATGGAACAGAATGAAGAGCAACCTGACATAGACGACGGCGCACTGAAGTTCGCTCCAGAAGCGGAACGTGCCCAGATATTTGAGAGGCTACGCCAGAGTCTTGTTGACACTCAGATGGACCCGCTTCAGTTCGAGGCCGAACTACGGAAATACAGTCTTGCCGACCACAATGGAATAATCCGGCTCAACCGAACCGAGGTTGGCTTACTGACGGGGATGAACGCCGATAGAGAGACACTGGAGAGCCCGCTGGGCAAACTTATCAGTGATCTCGTAAAGGAATATCCGGATCTGTCTGAAGGCCAGCAAAGGATAGTGGAAATGAACCTATGGCAGCAGTCGGCCGACCTGCAGACACGGCCCGACGGTTCACAGCGTTCCTTTCAGGAGCTTAGCGAGCAGATGCGTATCGCGGTGAAGAACCTTGCGACCCCATTCCAAATGGAAAACATCGGTGATGCTGGGACCAACATTGAAAGCCTCACTGGGAAAGGCGTGCTCGGGATTATCGGAGAGGCGTTTGGGATCGTGGGAATCCGGGACCGAGAAGAGAGAGCCTTGCAGACATTGGTGGACACGCAGGGCGCGGTCGGGACACTGGACAAAGCGAGTTTCTACCGGGCGCTTTCGACGAACAACACCGACGAGGACTATCTGCGTG